TATTGAAAAATATTATTCATTTAATATTTAATATTTAATATTTAATATTTGATTATTATATAATGGCAAAACATACCAGAAAACGAACACGGCTTAACACGCGTAAAAATCGGATTAAAAGGCAAATTGTTAATGGCTTAGAAAAAGTCGGCTCCACCATTTACACTCGCACTAAACAATCCATCCCCGCCATCCGCTCCCGCGCAATAAAACTCACAAATATCGCCTACTCCCGCATTGTACCTGCCATTGAAACCGGCGCAAAAAAAACACTAAATGCCATTGATTATGGCGTAGAACGCAGCATGAAACTCATTAAAACGCGTAAATAATTATATTTCTGTAATAATTACTCCTGCACTCGTCATGACCTTCTTATGCTGCTTCCCTGTATTATGAAAATGCTCGTGACATTTCTCGCACACTGTAATCAAATTCGCCACATGGTTCTTGTTAAAGCTGTAGCCATCCCGAATGATTAAATTATCACTATTTGCATCCTGCTGGTGCTGCAAATGATGAATTTCCGCCCCCACCTCTTTCTTGCAAAGCTCGCAAATGGCGCTCTTAATCTTGCGCGCATTAAAATGCGTTGTCTTGGTCGCCAACACTCCACTGCATTCCGGATGATACTTGATGCGAATGTTATACGCACTTTGCAAAAAATCGTCCGGTAAATTCAACGATTTGCATACTTCTAGACCATACATATTTTGCCCCGGACCATCCTTTAACTTTCTGTCATACACCAACACATCTTTCGCCTTATCATATATCACCTCCATATGTTTCATATGCACCGTGGTCATCTCCACGATCTCATCAAAGTTCACAATTTCGTGCAAGTGTGTCGCAAATATAAAACTGCTTTTGGCCATATGCATCCGCTGTATCCCCGCCACAAAAATACTCACCGCCGAAATACTCTCCGTTCCTGAGCATAGTTCATCCCCTAATATCAAGCTGTTCTCATTCATCAGTCGCAAAATATTGCGCAGCTCCGTCATCTCCACCGCAAACGTGGACAGCCCTTTGAAAATATTGTCATTCCCAATAATGCGCGAGAATAAGCAGTGATATGGTTTAAATGTGAACGCGGACGCAGGCACGTATAGCCCCGCTTGCGCCAAAATAACGGCTATTCCAATTGCGCGAATAAAGCTCGTCTTGCCCACGGCATTTGTGCCATATAAGAGAACCCCGTCGCAAACATTGCCCAGCAAAATGTCATTGGATACATATAACTCATTGTGGTTCAGCTGCTCAATCAAACAGTGGCGCAATCCTTTGATATTCACGAACGATTTCGGCGCACTGCTATCAATGGTCGGTTTGCAAAAATTGTATTTCCGAGCAATATGCGCCTTCGCATAAATCACATCTATCGTCGCCACAAAATTGGACAACTCCTCCAACTGGGGTAGATGCGCCTCCATATTATCTACAATCTCATTATAGACCTTATTCACAGTGTCCTTTAGAGACAGTTTAATAATAGTGATATTCTTGCACATATCTTTAATTTGAGTGTTAACAATGCAGTCGTTGGACGCAGTGCCATCCACAATGTCTACATCGGTGGACAATTCAAATTGGCAAGGAGTATAATTAAAGGAAGAAACATATTTAATAGTGGTAGAATTTGTGGCACGCTGTTTTAACGCAGTTTGTAGCAGTTTGCAACGGCGCTTGGTGGATACAAGAGTGAAATTTGTTTTTTCAGTTTCATGGATTTTAATGAATTCCGTGTTTTTGGCGTTCTTTTCATATGATTGCATTATGTCATTGAAAAAATCGCGAGTAGCGATCAACCGGTCATTCGTATCCGCGAGTGTTTTTGTTTTGTCGTCTAGCTCTTGACTAATATTTGCATTGATAATATTGCAATCAAAATTATGGTATCCGTCCATAGTTTTGCAAGTGTCTAAATCGAACCGTTTCTTCAAAAACGCCAATAATAACTCACAATTCGCCAATATTCGCGCGCAAACAATATTATGTTTTGATAAATATTGAGTAATTGTTTCGTCAAACATTACATTATTATATAATACAACAATGGATTGAATATTATTATACAACTGATACATCGTCTTGGGGCTAATCCGTTTAATGATGATTTGACGCATGCATTTAGAAATATCTTTAATATCCATTAATATGCCTTTAATCGTTTCATATGAAATCGTGTCTCCACTGCATTCTTTGCTCAATAAATATTCTGTAATATTATACTCTGCATTTAGCTGTCCCTCGTCAATTATGGGGGACAACAAGTTATGCGTGAACTTGCGTTTTCCCATAGAAGTGATAGCTGTGTTCAACATTTTTACGACGGATGAATGCTTGCCGGTGTAATTGCTGTCATCAATAATATTCAGCTGTTTTAAGGTGTGGTTTGCAAGGATTAATTTATTACTATTGCTCTCAAAGACGGGTTCACTGATTTTTTTCAAAAGGTTGGGGTTGTGCTGGTAAATAAAATCTAATAAATAACAAAACGCCTGCGTGGCAAAGGTGCTTTCATTAAAGTTGAATACAAAACTGCTGAAGTCCGTGATTTCATAGAACTTTTCAAGAATGGCCTTTTGATAAATCTGTTTTTCGCAATTTTGCGCGCGGATTTTTTGCGCCATTTGTCCGGTAAGCTCGTCGCTTTCTAACGGAACTTTATGAATAAGGTCGCATTGTATATTTGAATACCCAATAATATTGTCCATCTCGCTTAAAGTGATGTTCCCGATAAGTATCACCTCGCTTGGACTATTGATAGAAAATATCCGCTCCAGCTCATCAAACGTGGTTGGGTTGTTATTAATGTATTGCTCGCTATATTCAAAAATGCTAGAGGTCCCCGTATAAATGTCCACATTTGCTACACCGATGTATATCATCTTGTTCACTTTTGAAGCATTGATGTATTTATTGTTACTTGTGGTGCTATTACTTGTGGTGCTATTACTTGTGGTGCTATTACTGTGACTTGCAGAACTGTTGCTACCGCGCCCGCTCAGCATCTCTTGTAAAGATGCGATAGATGACGCATCATCATAATATGAATTCTCACTATTGCTTGAGATATCGCTATCTGGCGATAACTTATTAACCCTTTGTCTAAACGGCGTGTTCCCTTTGCCACTGCTATTGTCGTCCTTCAACGCAAATTTCAAAAACGCGTTAATGCTGTTTGTCGTCTCTTGTGTCTCGCCCCATTTATTTAGTCGCGCCTCTTTGGGTTTTCTTCCTTTTTTGTTCATGATTTTTGAAAACAATGAGTTTTGCTCCACTACATTAAACCAAACGCACGTGATGATGTTGGTGATTTTTGCCGTGTCTTCATTAAAATAGGTTCCTGGCGAATAAATTTGATATAAACTTCGTTCGGTGTCTTTGCAGTTATCATCTTGCACATGAACAGGTATAGTAAATCCGGCGTCTTGTAAGCGTTTTACATATTTCTCAATGTAAATGTCCTTAAAACCAGCCATCACCACTTCATCACTACCGACATGCGCTTTTTTTTCCACAACGTTTAGGTCACATACTTGCGAGAATTCAATAATTTCGCTCCCATGTATTGCTCTTGATTTTGGGTCTTGCTTGCCATATACTTCAAAGAAGGCGCCCACTTGCATTAATAATATTGTTCTTTTCCCATACTCATCTTGGTATTGCTTCGTCTTTGCAAAATAGTCAGCGATTAAAGCCATTTAAATTATATTACACTTATATTATATTTAATATCGTCCAACCTTTAAGTCATTTTGTTGAAGTTATATTGCTTCAAACAATCCGTGTATTTGGTATAAATTTATAGCTGTAAACCATCTGTTACAAAACATCTGTTACAAAATAATAAACACCTCTTTTGTTCCTAAACATACATTCAGGATTTTTTGCTTAAAATACGCGAACCATTCCCTGTCTACTATTTCAAAGTTATAGTGCAAGACCTTAAGAATTAAAAGCATCCATGTGATGTAAAAAGGAAGAACAGTTTTATTCATATGCTCAATAATAACATCTTCCTTATCCTTCTCATCATATATTGAAAACTCCGCCATGAACTCATCCGTTTTATAAGCCATCTTGTACCCATACACAATGCGGTCATTGTATGCCAGTTTCCAAATTATCTTTTTAAACTTCTCCTTTGGTGTATTCATATACTGCTGCATTTTCACAATCGTGCTCTCAATATTAGAGGTAAACACATCTACATCAATGTCGCTGCGGCCTGGAAAATAATCGTGGCGCTGGATGCTGCCAAAATAGAGCAGCTTGATTTCTAAATAATCGCTTAAATTATTGAAAAACCGTTTCGCATTTTCAGGTATGGGGTGCTTGGTCGTTTCCATATTACAGTAACCATAGAAAATAACACGCGGTAGTATCTTGAAGAGACGCGACACATATTTGAATGAAACCATGTAAAACCTATAAAATAAAAAATTGATTGTTTTAATCGCTTGTTCAATATTTTGAATTTAAATTAAAACAATTAACAAGTCGCTAACATGTTCACTTCTAACTTTACCTCCTATATTCTACGTTGCATCGCAATGTATTTTATATTTATAACCACCCACTATGCCGCATCACACTTATACATTAATTGGTGTGTGCCGTATGGGTTCAAAGGTTTTATGCTGTCCCCCTTCTTAACTCTCGCGCCTCATTGCCAGCTCTTACGCTGGGCTATATACAACGGTGGCATCTGTATTAACACCTGCTGGTTTCTAATGGGCGGGTGGCTATTGTCAAAGTTTCAGCACATTACTGGAGGGCTATTTCGTAATAACGAGAAGCCTTGCTTGGATAAGGGGCGCGCCGGTGTGCGCAATTTGCGCAAAAAAATGTACGCTGGACATAAATAAATGTTATTATTACGTTTTCCACTACGTTTTCCACTACGTTTTCCACTACGTTTTCCACTACGTTTGTTCCGCGTTGACAAAATTATGCATCAACATATCCGCGTTTGTATTCACTATATCGCCCGCTAATTTAGAATGCTCATAGATTGACCTCAGCACATCATTCGGCGCACTACAGCCCGCTTTAATTAAATTATGCCCTCTTAGTTCCTTCTTTAACTCGTGTATCGTCTTTTTTTTCATCTCTTTATGCGCATTCATTACCATCTTGCGAGTATAGTTGTCTTTGATAAGCACGCCCACTGTATTTGTTTTCAGATTGCGTCCAACCGTATATCTACGCTTTATCGTCTTTTGCACCTTTTGTTTCTTCTTATTTGGAGGCAATATATCCTCAATGGTGAATGGCTCCGCATTCGCTACATCATCCAAAACCTTCTTCATTTTTTCTTCCTTTTTAGTTTGTTCCATTCGTTTTTCATTCACTTCATTTGTTCCATTGTTTAACTCAGGGAATAGTTCCATCAATGAATCTGGCAAGGCGATTTCATTCATTTTAGGAACTGACGGTGGTAAAGGCGCTGGTGGTAAAGGTGGAGGAGTTAAAGGCGCTGGTGGTAAAGGAACTGGTGGTAAAGGAACTGATGGTAAAGGCGTGGATGGTAAAGGTGGAGGAGTTAAAGGCGCTGAACTCGCGCTTATTGCTGGCTTTTGTTGCATTCTTTGCTGAAGCTCCGCTAATTTTTGTTGACGCGCTAATTCATTATGTTGCTGTTGTGGTTGCATTGTTACTGTCGCGTGTTGTCCTGGCATGTTTCGGCGCGTATACAAGTTTTTATAGGTGGGCTTAACGCCACCTTTTAAGCAACCATAAGGCACCGATTGGTCTACATTATATTTAATATTCATGGGTAAGGAAGAAACTGGAGGTGGCGGTGGAACAAATGGCGCAATATTTTGCAATTCTGACGGTAATTCCAGATGCACTATCGGTTGACTTGCTTGTTGAGATACGTCTGGATATCGTTTCACTGTTTTGCGCTGTATAATGTCATTCTGTTTCAATTGACTGAAATAATTGAGCGAATCGTTAAACTCGTCTTTGGGCTTTTTAGCGCCTTGTGACGCAATAATAGGGTTGAACCGCGAGTTTTTGACCCGTCCATTTGGATTTTTAGACGTGGATGTAGCTAATCCTGTGGTGTTCGCATTATGTGGTTTGTTGGGGTTAATGCTGTGCTCCGCCTTTTTATGCTCTTTGATACGCGTCAATAACTTATTTTTAACCACATTGGGATTAATGATTGGCACAGGCGCACTTTTTTGGCCGGCTTTTCTCGTTTTATTGTTTTTCATTTTAAATAATTCCGGACTAATCACAATCTGCTTTAAACTGGAATTTGACATAATAATAATCTAAAATATTAAAATTATTATTTTGTTGCGCAATGCCATCCTGTTGTGCCATGCCATTCTGTTGTGCAATGCCATTCTGTTGTGCAATGCCGGGTCAGGTCAGTATATTCTCTAAACCTATCAATATTATTTATTGATGATTTCTTCCTTTTACACCTTTTCTTTAAAACGAAACGCCATTTATTAGGAAAAATGTTTTTTCCTATTTCTTCGTTTTCCTATTTCTTCGTGTAGTCTTTTTACGTTTTATAATTCTTTTTCTACTACCACCATGAGTATCAGTTCCTTTATTATGTTCTCCTTTATTAAATGCTATTTTTATTATTATATTTCCAAAGTCTATGTATTCACCATCATCATCGTTATGACTAAAATCTTTTTCAAAAATCACAACCCTGGAATCTGGAGTTGTTTCTATTGTTTTCGTATAAAATTTATCTTTAAGTTGGTGATTAATAACTTTTATTATATTTTTAAAATCTGAGTTTACTTCTTTTTTACTCATTATAACATATGCGTATAAAATAAATTACACCTTTTCTCATATAAAATGTGCGTTCGTGTTAAATGAGAAAGGAGTAATACATTTCCATTGAAAACAACTTAGAGCTAACGCAAGTATAAATGTAATATGGAAACCTTACTAGACAATATGTTCATCAAGCGCTTTTGTTTGCCCTCCAATATTGACATTGAAACCTATAAACTTGGCAATCAAAATATATCGCATTGCATTTGCGGAAATTATAATCACATCGCGTGCGTTTTGAAAGGGAAAGATCGCTACTATGAAAAAAACTAAAGTTCTCTGCTACGGCGTAAACAAAATGCCAGACAGCAATGATTTTATGCCTAGCATTCACGCCGAGCATGACGCCTTGTTAAAATTACCGCCTTCCAAAAATAAAAAACAACTTGAAAGTATTAATTTATTGGTTATTCGCGTGTCCGTAAAAAATAAATTGCAAGGCAGCAAACCATGCAATGATTGTATTCAAAAAATGCGTTATATACCAGAGAGCAAAGGATACAAACTTAAAAGCATATACTATTCCAACAATGTGGGGCAAATCGTAGAAACCAACCTGGCAAATTTAGAATCTGACCCGCAGCATTACACTCGCTATTATAAAAACATGTCAAAAAAACAAATGAAGGCATGAAATGAAAGACATGGAAACAATAAAATTGAAAACAATTTAAAAGGATAATGATGAGTAAAATAACTACACGTTAAATCAAACTAACCAAACTAATCAAACTAATCAAACTAACCACACTAATCAAACATGCAAACTAGCCAATCTAATCCTTCCATTAATAGCGCGGACATTAAATCTGCCACTAATAAAATGATGGGACCAGATGCGGCGGCTAGCTCTGATAAAGACACATCATCAATAGATTATTCTAAATACATTGAAGAACCTTGGGCTATTATTGACTCTTACTTTAAGGGCCAATATTTGGAGCGCCTCGTGCGTCATCAATTAGAATCTTATAATAATTTAACCAACTACCAACTCAATAAAACCATTGACATGTTCAACCCCATGCGCATTGTCTCCGAAGAAGACCTAGACCCCGCCACCGGTCTATACTCTCTGGAAGTCATCGCCACGTTTGAAAATTTCAACATCTACCGCCCACAAATCCACGAAAACAACGGCGCGATCAAACTGATGTTCCCGCAAGAAGCGCGCCTTCGCAACTTCACCTACGCCTCCGCCATGACCGTCGACATCTCCTTCAAATACATCGTGCGCAACGGCGAACACCTCCAGAATATGCAAATATTCAACAAAACCTTCCAAAAAATCCACATCGGCAAACTTCCCATCATGTTAAAGAGCACCAATTGCGTTCTCAGCCAATACAAACATGTAGAGAACACGCAGACCGGCGAATGCCGAATGGACGCCGGCGGCTACTTCATTATTAACGGCTCCGAAAAAACCGTTCTCGCACAAGAACGCGCCGCAGAAAACCGCGTCTACTGCTTCAACATCTCCAAAAACAGCACCAAGTATACTTACACCGCGGAAATGAAATCCGTACCCGACACCAAATGCATATCGCCAAAACAAATCAATATGATGATGTCCTCCAAAAATAACGGCTTCGGTTTCCCCATATACATCCAAATCCCGCGCGTCAAAAACCCGTTGCCATTGTTCACCATATTTCGCGCACTAGGTGTGCTGACGGATAAAGAAATATGCGACCGCATTTTGATGGACATTGACCCGTCCCAATATAGCACTATGCTTGAGTGCCTGCAAGCCTCCATTATCGAGTCCAACAAATGCATGACACAAGAAGACGCCATGAAACTTCTCACCAGCAATGTAATGTTCACACCCATCAATATGGACAAAGAAACCGGCGCATTAAAGAAGCGCGAGTTTGCCAAAGAAATACTGAAAAACGACCTCTACCCCCATTGCCAAACCATTCCGCAAAAATTGTTTATGCTCGGCTACTCCGCCAATAAGTTGCTGCAGGCCAGTCTAGAATGGATTAAACTGGACGACCGCGACTCATACGTAAACAAACGCATTGATTTAACCGGCACCTTGCTTAACAACCAGTTTCGCAACTATTTCAACAAAATGGTCAAAGACATGGAGAAACAAATCAAAAAAGAAATCAATACCGGCTCTTGGCGCTCCACTGACGACTACGAAAACATCGTCACCTTGACCAACCTCTACAAAATCATCAAACCCACCACCATTGAAAACGGCATTAACCGCGCCCTCGCAACCGGCGACTTCGGCATTAAACACAACAACAGTAATAAAGTCGGCGTCGCGCAAGTGCTTAATCGCCTCACCTACCCATCTAGCTTGAGCCATCTGCGCAGAATTTCCACCCCCGCCGATAAGAGCGGCAAGCTCGTACCCCCGCGCAAATTACACAACACCACCTGGGGATTTATTTGCCCCGCCGAAACGCCAGAAGGGCAATCTGTCGGCATCGTGAAAAACTTGAGTGTCATGGCCCACATCTCCATACACACACACAGCGCTTCATTATACGAATACATCTTACCGCATGTCACCCCGATTGAAGAGCTGTTCCCTATCACTTCTCACGACTTTGTGAAAGTGTTCATTAATGGCACCTGCGTCGGCTTCACCTTCTCGCCGTTTGAATTATACGTATCCATCAAAGAGAAAAAGCACAAAGGCATCATCAACATTTACACCTCCATCATATTCAACTATAAACTGAAAGAGATCCGCGTGTGCAATGACAGCGGCAGAATTATGCGCCCATTATTGCGCGTAAAAAAGAACAAGTTGGTCATTGATAACGACATCATTGAAAAACTGAAATCCGGCGACCTCGTCTGGAACGACCTCTTCACCAATTGCAAAATCCCAGAAGCCGCGCTAGAATACATTGACCCAGAAGAGCAGAGCCACTCGCTCATTGCCACCACGCCTAAAGAACTGCTCACCGCAAACGCCGAGCTCAAAAAGTTCACGCATTGCGAAATCCACCCGAGCACAATTTTCGGAGTGGTCGCCTCGTGTATTCCATTCCCTGACCATAACCAGTCGCCAAGAAACACATACCAGTGCGCGCAGTCCAAGCAAGCGTTGGGCATATATGCGACAAACTATAATGAGCGAATGGACAAGACCGCCTACGTGTTGAATAATCCAACTCGTCCACTCGTGGAGACGCGTATTATGAATATGATTAGACTGAATGATATTCCGTCCGGTTGCAACATTACCGTGGCGATTATGACACACACCGGATACAACCAAGAAGACTCGCTCCTCATTAACAAAGGCTCTATTGATAGAGGGTTGTTTCAAGCAACCATTTATCATACTGAAAAAGACGAGGACAAACAAAAAATCAACGGCGACGAAGAAATCCGGTGCAAACCCGACCCTTCCAAAACGAAAGGAATGAAGTTCGGCAATTACAACAAAGTCACCAGCAAGGGGGTGGTCCCTGAGAACACGCTCGTGGAAAATCGCGACATCATCATCGCCAAAGTCACGCCCATCAAGGACAACCGCAATGACCATACTAAAGTCATTAAGTATGAAGACCAGAGCAAAATGTACCGCACCAATGAGCCCGCCTACATTGATAAGAACTACATTGACCGCAATGGAAACGGCTACAGTTTTGCCAAAGTCCGGGTGCGCACTGTATGCAAACCCGCGATTGGCGACAAGTTCAGCTCGCGCGCCGGCCAGAAGGGCACTTGCGGTAATATCATCCCCGAAGAAGACATGCCATTCACCAAAGACGGTGTTCGCCCCGACATCATTATTAACCCGCATGCTATCCCATCTCGCATGACAATTGGTCAGCTTAAGGAAATGTTGTTGGGGCGCGTGCTCGTTGAGCTGGGCCTATTCGGTGACGGCACCAGTTTCGGCGACCTGGCTGTAAGCTCCATTTCCGAAAAACTTGCCGAGCTCGGGTTTGAGTCAAACTGCAACGAAATCTTGTATAACGGGTTAACCGGCGAGCAGTTTGAGAGCGACATATTTATGGGGCCGGTGTTTTACCAGCGCCTCAAACATATGGTGCGCGACAAGCAGCACAGCCGCTCGATTGGACCGATGGTCAATTTGACAAGACAGCCCGCCGAGGGCAGAAGCCGCGATGGGGGACTGAGGTTCGGTGAAATGGAGCGTGACTGTTTTAGTCACGCTCCAATTACCCTAAATTGTGGGTTAAGCATAAAAATCCAAGATATGGCAAATTGTGGGTTCACTGTTCTTGGATGGAGCGATGAAAAAAATGGACTTGTCCCTGCATTGCAGTCTGGATTTATGGACAAAGGTGTAAAAGAATGCGTTGAAATCACATTTGAAGATGGACGAAAAGTTACTTGCACTGACAATCATCCATTGTTAACTTCTACTAAAGAATGGGTCCGCGTAAAAGACTTGGTTATTAACGAAACTGCCATTAAAACCAGTGTAACTTGTCCTACCATTAATATCAATGAAGAAATGCAACAATGCGCCGGATGGAGCTTACAAGTGGGGACATTATTGCTCACCACAAACACTCCCCAAGAATATTTGAAAACACTCGCGTTCGCAAGCATTCTCGGTTATTTAATTACAGACGGTCACATACGTACAACAGAAAAAAATATTACAGGCGTTGTATATTTGGGCCACCCCATTGATGTAAAAGCATTCAATGAAAACTTAAAATTGTTCTCTAAAGTTTCTGACAAATTGAAAAAAACTAAAAATACATACCACTTAGACCTTGAACGCGCATTTATATCCAATATTGTGCAGCTTGAAGGCATTACAACTGGCGCAAAAATTAATAAACTTTCTGAATTGCCTGCGTTCATCCTTGATGAGAACTGCCCTGAACCCATTGTTCGCGAATTCCTCGGCGGAGTTTTCGGCGGCGACGGTCACACCTGCGTCCTACCATTACACCGCGGAAAACGTGACATGGTGACCTCTATATCTATTTCCAAATCAAAGACAGTAGACAAATGTGAAAGCCTTACTACTATGATGCAGCAAATACAACAGCTGCTGCACAAATGCGGCATTCATAAAACCACTATCCAAAACTTCAAAGAAATAACCGCCTCTAAAAAATGCGCGGATAAGACTAACAAACGTGTAGAACTGGTTCTCCATCTCGATATCAATGAGCTTATCCCCTTCTCCGAGAAAATCGGCTTCCGGTATTGCTGCCACAAATCTCAACGGTTGGAAGCCGGCGTCTCATACAAGCGTCTCCGCAATGAAGTGTGCCGGCAGCACAACTGGTTAGTGGCTCGCGTAGATGAGCTGACGAATTTTAGCAAAATCAAAGCGGACCACCCCGACAAAACAGTTCCCACCAAAAAAGCGATTTTGCAAGCAGTTCAAGACTTACAAGCAACAGAACCGCTCATTCACGAGTATGCCGTTCCAACCGCGCACGACATTACAGACCACCTAATCAAAGGAACAACCTTTGGCAAGTTTAGCACAAAATCGTTCCCCACTGCGGAAGAGTTCTTTAGAAACATTGGCGCGCTAAGTTGGTTCATGGATGAGCCTCCTGCAAAATCACATGTCATGGCAGATGATGGCGCAGAAGACTTTGTAGAGGAGGAGCTTGTAGAGGAGGACCTTAATGCAAAGTCAGCAGGCGTTACATATGGCGTGAACCGCGGCTGCGATGCCATCCCTGCCATGAACCTCAAAATCATTGACAGGCGTCCCGTGGGTCCTAAACAGGTCTACGACATTCAGGTGGATGATGTGCATTCGTTCTTGGCGAATGGAATAGTGTCGCATAATTGCATGGTGTCGCATGGCGCGTCCAGGTTTACGAGAGGAAGATTGTATGACGCGTCAGACAAGTTCCAAGTGCACGTGTGCAAACGGTGTGGAATGATTGCGGCGTACAATGACGAAGTGCATATTCATCATTGCAAGACATGCGACAACAAGACGGAGTTCTCCTATGTGGAAATCCCGTATGCATACAAATTGCTGAGCCAGGAGTTAATCACAATGAATGTTGCGATGCGAGTTATCACGGACCATTAATTATATTAATATTCTAACATATATTCTAACATATATTCTAACATATATTCTAACATATATTCTAACATATCTTTAACTTAATAATTATCTATTTAGTGTTATGTCTATTGTTTATTATTTTATTTTTTATAATTCTAATATATAATAATGCCTCGTCCAGTAAAAAATCACGACAATGCCACTGAATATTCGCAAACCCGTTTTGTATTAAGAGACGCCTGGAACACAAAGTATGTCAAGCAACTCGGCGACAACAAACTCGCGATTACCCCGTTTAGAGCGGTCACGAATTCAGGCGACTTATTGAGCCGCAAGAACTACTCTTGCGGTGGCGCTTGCCAGACGCCTCAAAGCCGCCCCGGTCTTAAAGGCCTGAAGCAACGTATGGGCGCAATCCATAGCTTGTGCGACGGCACCAATGTTCCTGCCGCGGCGTGCAATGTTAAATATGTATATGATAGCTCTAACTACACTACGTATCTTAAGCAGCGCGCAGAGAACCGCAATTATAACGATACTTCATTTGGAGGTGATAACTCTTCTGCAGCTCAACATGCAATCCGGGCTATTCGCAGATATTAGATTGGTATTCTGTAAAAAGGAAGAAACTTTAACATAACTACTGTATAATATGCTATTAACTACCAATAGCACATTTTTTTGGGATAACCGTTTCTTTAGCAATATTTGTAATTATTTTGGTGACATTTGATTCATCATCTGGGTTTAGCCCACCAGTGGATTGCATCACCATAGTTAAGTAGCGCGTATTCTCGCGGTCATGGCTCTTGATGCAATTCGGGTGCGCTTTGACCCAAACAGGAATTTGCTGTATGTTTTTTTGTTCAATCTTGCGAATGGCCTGTTTAATCATGTCTTTTTCTTCGTTATCTTTTTCCCAGACATTGTCATCCTTTATGTAGAGCACTTCGCGCTTTAGGTCGCTGCAATGTATGGGGCGTTTATGCACATCCATATCCTTTAATCCGTTGACAAATATGCGGGACATCCCATTGGAGTAGCCGAGTTTGCCGGTTTCTTCTAGGTCGCTCAATTGAACGCGGAGCGAATTAACAAAGTCCACCATGTTGACTGCATCTTTGCACGTTTCATTTAAAAACACGTTTATATTAAAGCTATTGTTTGTAGTATTATTATTACTATTATTACTATTATTACTATTATTATTGCATATTATATTCTTTGTTTTGGAAACCTTTTTTAATTTTTTTTTAATGTCCTTAAGCTCCTTTGTTTGTTCCACCATTAATTCTTTGAACTCTTGGTTCTGTTTAATTAATGTTATGAATGCATTCATAACGCTGTTATCTATCATGTTATTATTTAAAAATTTCGTCACTGTTTGATTTTCATTTATTAATTTGGGACATACTTCCAACGCACTGCAACTTTTTTTATGGTTCCATAATCCAGCTCGACCGGTATATGTTTTACCACATTTACATAAATATGGTTTAACATGTTGTTCAATTGGACCAACAGATGTGCCAACAGTTGTGCCAACAGATGTGCTAATAACTGGATTAATTGTTGGACCAATAACTTGTGTTAGATTGTAAGCCATTGCGTTTTTGTTATGCTTGTTGGTCTCTAAATGTTTTTTAAAATCTTTTCTATTGCGCACATTGTAATCACACGCAGCGCAATTGTATATTTTAAATTGGTTGGATGGTTTAGTTTCAGGATTTTGCATAAGATAAATATATAATCAATAAACATTATATTTTTATGTTGTTTACACTACATATGAATTATGAAATAAATGTCTAAATATTAGGGATTTATTATTATACATGTATTTTTTAAATATTAAACACGCCATATATATATTTCGCGACATATATGATGTGGTAAAAATTATAATAAATGTCTAAATATTTATTCAGTGCGGGGATTTTTGTACAGTTTTTTCCTCAAAAAATAAAATATTAACAAAATTATTTATCGACCGCATAATTGGTAACACATTTTTAAAACGCGCGTTGTAAAATGTTACTGAAACCCGGACATTTATTTTAGACATTTTTATACAAAAAAATAAAACCGTTGCGTTTGACAATTATTACCTGCATATTTGGTAACGCAATGTTTAAAACATTCTTTGCAATTTGTTACTGAACTTTAGACATTTTTATGTATTTTTTGGGGGATTTTTGCATTTACAAAAAACGTGAGCATATACGGTAACACGTTTTAAAAACACGCTTTTTATTTTGTTACTGAACATTGGACATTTATTTGGACATTTATTTGAGGGACATTTGTAAAACGCGTTATTTTCGTATACCCTCTATCATGATTTTTAATTTAAAAATTGCGCGTTAAAGTGTAAAAATATGCGCACGATATACCAAGCCAAATTTTTACAATTTTGTGCGCGAAATGCACGGGAACACTCGTTTTTAATGAAAAAATAAGAATTTGTTGTTTTAACCAGTTTTTAACACATTTTTGAATTTTTTTTGGGGATTTTTTTGGGGATTTTGGGGATTTATGTATTAATCCCTAATACGACGCGTTTTTATGGTCTCGTTTGCGTTGGTTTATAAAATAACGCAAATGCATATATGGTAACAAATATTATTGAAAAATGTGAAAATCGACCGCGTATCCGAATTGTATTATTTGTATTAAATGAAAAAATAAAAAAATGAAAAAAATAAAAAAATGCAAAAATCGCGAAAAAAATTATGGTCTCATTTTTTTGTTTTTTTAAAAAAAGTAAAAAAGTTATGGTAAGGAAGAGTAAATTGATGTATTTTCCAAATCTGTAAAAGGGAATCTGAAAACAGACATTTATAAAATGTCCAAATATCAATAGGGGATCCATCGTTCAAAAAGGGCCTAAAAACCGGCCTTACTGACTTTTCAAAACCGGCCTTAACCTTATTTTTCCACTGCATTCGCGCTCACATCAAACGGGTTGTTTAAACCGGCGTTTTCCAGGTTTTCACCATTTTCTTAAGAAAATGCATTCTATTTTTCGGTCACGCTCCATTTCACCAAACCGGGTTTTGGTTGCCGGCTTAAGCGACCTTTTTGCATTGTCTCAAAATGTGACAGCATATATGGTGTCAAATATTTGCAGAAGCATGCAAAACCGCACTGCGTAAAATGGGAGGACCGGGTAAAGAATGATAGAAGAATGGGTAAAGAATGATAGAAGAATGGGTAAAAGATAATGTGCAAAGTATATATGACACAGTACTCCAACATTGTTGTTACGCCTGTTTATGGACCATTAAGCACAAATAAAAC